TAAATATCACCGTCAATAACCTCATTAGGGAATTGGTCATTATATCGGGAAACGACGTAAAGTGTATCAGGGTAAGCAATGAATCTATCAGGCACAAATGCCTCAATGATTGCATTACAACGTTCCTGAATTAACTTAATTTGTTCCTCTGTTAATCCATATTCGTACATCTAAAGTTCCTCCTATGGTTTTAAGAATAGATAAGCAGAAGTTGTCTTAGCGTTAGTAGCGTCTTTGTTTTTAATAGAAACACGTACAAACTTAGACATTACAGGAATTTCAAATGCTGGTGAAGGTTGCGAACCGTCATAGAAAATTGAATAAGAGTTAGCAAAGAAATTGACTCCATCATGTGAGAAATCAACGTTCAAAGTCATTCCAGTTCCAGCACTCATATTAGCAGATACAGCCACTTTGTCATATGCTGAAACTTCAACCCATGTACCACTATTCCAACCATTAGCAGGAATAGAAACAGCGTTATGTGTTTGAATCGTCTGTGTTGCACGTCCTTGAATTTCTACAGGAAGTTGAACATCAGAACCTTCCATAATTGCACCGTGAGTAAGACCAGTTTTAGGCATTTTATAACCTCCTTATAAACATAAAAAAAGAGGCTAGGGCTTGCACCCTAACCCCTAATGTGTTAAACTATATTCAGTTAGCTTAAGTTAACTTAATGTACTGCAATTAAGCAGGGTCTACACCAAAGTTCTTTAAGCGTGCTGAAGCGTATGGATTGAACTGTGCAAGACCGCAAAAGAACTCAATACGAGTAATTTCAACAGCTTTTGCAGAAGTTTCACCAAGTCTACGAACTTGTACGCCTCCGTTAGTTAAGCCTGTTACGTGAGTGTATGCACCGAATTTTACAGCGTAAAGATCAGTGTCACCTAAGATTTCGTTTTCAACCGTCATCAAAGGAACCCCTGCATATTTCTCAACAGGTTTACCAAATGCATCTACGCCTGATTCAATGTAGTGATCGCTAGATTGTAATACTGCTAGAATTTGACGCTTAACACGTTTATTCATGAATACAGCATCCGCACCGCCACGAACAGCATCTAAAAGAGTATTAAGTGCATCTAATTTACGTGCATTACCTTTTAACTCTGCTTGAATTTCCTCAGAAGTAGTGTAGTCAATTTCTTGTTCAGAACCTGCAATTCGTACATCTAAGCCGTCAAATTGCTTAGCGTCAGTAGCTTTGTTCCCCTTAAAGAAAGTACGTGTGAAAGTGTTAGCAATAGCTTTTGCTTTCTCAGCGATTTGAACCGCCACTTGATCGTTAACGTTTGATAACGTTTGGATGATGAAACGGTCTAATTCGACATCTCCACCTAAGATTACTAGGTTCTCAGAACGTTGTTCAAATTGTGCCTCAGAAGCAGTATAAGCTTCATTTACTGCACGGAATTGAACGCTAGGAAGTGCTTTCTCCACGTTATAAGAGTAGGCATTGCCCTCGATTGTTTGAAATGGCAAAACTGATAATACTGAACTTTCTTTTACGATAGTTTCAATTACTCCAGCTTGCAGTACATCATGTGATAGTACCTGTGCATCGACTAATGTTAAAGCCATTAAATTTTCCCTCCATAATTAAATATAATATAAGTTGCCCTAAGGCTAGTTAACTTACTTACCCAAACCAGCTAAGATTTTATCTAAAGGAGATAAGTTAGCTTTGTCCACCTTTGGCTGTTCATTTGATTTGTTAGAAGGCTTTCCAATTTCTTTAGGTTCTTGTTTTAGAGAACCAAAAAGTCCTTTTGATTCAGCCTTATTTAACCAATCTAGTTTAGCCTCAGGTGTTAAGTTTGTTGGTACTAGGTCATGCATTTCCTTAGGAATTGATTCTAATTTAGTATCAACCATAGTAGAGATTAATCCCTCTAATTCAGTTGAACGTGATTCATATTTTTTAAGTGCTTCAAGTTCCTTTTGAGAAGCTTGAAATAATTCTTCAAATTTACCTTGTTCCTGCTTTAATTCTAATTCCTTTTGTTCAGCAGCCTTTTGGCGTGCTGCCTCTGCTTCTTCAAATGCTGCAATCTTCTCAGACATTTCTTTGTACTTAGCATTGACTTCATCGAATCTGCTTTTGGGAATCATGTTTTCTGCTTTTTGTTCAGGTGCCTTAACCTCAGGTTCAACTACCTCAGGTGCAGCTTGTGTTACCTCTTCCATTTAATTACATCCTTTCCTATTTCGTTTTTTACAAGTCACGACTTGATAGGTATTAGTAAAAACGTAAGCACACTAACCAGTACGAACTTGACCAGCTAATATGCTTAAAGGTGTTTCTAATATAAAGGTTTGAGAATTACTAGTATATTACAGGTAAACCAAAAAACTTTTTAAAATATTTTCAACATATCGGAAAATAAACTTAAATATAATGCAATTAACTTTGATCTTTCCTATAGTTGTCCATTTGTTTCTTATGAATAGCCATGAGTTTTTTAGGTACTCTATCAATATTTGAAGTTGGTCTTACAAAATGTCCACAGTTAGGATGAAAGCATTGTTTAGTAGCTTTGATACCCTCATAAGTTAAATAGCCAGCAGTTAAACCATTTAGGCTAATTATCATTCCTTCATAATTCTTACAAGCGTCATAAGTGTTAGGCTTAGTGGAGATAATAGCTAGGTCAGTTCCATTTTGTAATGACTCTTCACGAATCGCACTAATATATGAATCATTCATTTTAGTACGTGCAACCATATTTGAGTAAGTTCTAAGTTTCCATTTTCTGTTAGCCTTGTCTATTATGGCTACATCAGCATCTTTAATACCGTTTTCCAAAAACTGCTTTCTTAACTGTTCCTCAATACGTGCAGCCATTTGTGACTGTTTACCGATCTTCCCACTTTGACCAGCATTAGCCATTTCCTTAGAGACTACTTTTCTAACTAACTCTTTCACATTTTGCTGTGTATTATGAGTAGCTTTAAGTAAATCTTCCTGTGTTTGATCTATCATTTTTTGCATACGTTCTTTATGAGAATTGTTAAGTTCAGTTTCCTTAACTTCATTTATCTGTCCATCTTGTGACATAGCAGCCCTTGAAAAAGCTACCCCTTCCTTATAAGCTTCTGTTACTTTATCAGTAGCCATAGGAATAGCTTTTCTTTGTAGATCAGTGAACACAGCTTGAACTTCTGTATTCACCGTTCTTTCAAGTTGCAATAGCTGAGTATTATTAATGGAAGGAGGCAAACGAAGAAGCCTCATTAATGCAGCAATAATTAAAGCCCAAGCAGCAACATACAAGGCGTTGAAATCATTATTCTCAGCCTCATACGTTTCAGGAACTTCTTCATATTGGTTATATTCCTCATTCATTTACCTCACCTCTCAATCTTCTAATAGTTCTGCTAATAAATCTTTTTCTGACTTTTGTTCCTTAACTGTAACTGTCTGTTCTGATTTCTCAGTAAGAACACCATAAGTTTTAAGGGACATTTCAAGATAACGGGAATGACCACGTACAGTAGGGTCAAGCGTTTTGTTACGTAGAACCTTAAGAGTTTCAGCAAGATAAGACTTATGAAAATCCATTGCTAAATCATTTTTATATTCCAAGTATTCTTTATTTCTATTCCAATTTCCAATTGTATTACGATGAACGCCTAACTCATCAGCAAGGGCTTGCTGAGTCAATTCAGGCATTTCAACTTGAATCATTGCACACTTTTTTTGAATATCAGATAGTGCCATTATTTTTTACCTCCATCTTTAGCGTTAGTTTGCTTATTGTCAGGTTTAGTTTTAGTGTCAGTACTAGAGTCAGTACTAGAACTAGAGTTAGATTTGCTAGGGTCAGTATTAGCCTTGTCAATACGTTTACTATCTAAGCCTTCCATATCATAAGCGATAGGGTCATTGAATAATTCCGTTTGTGCCTCCATAGCGTCAATACGTTCTTGTTCAATACGGTCAACCTCAGCCTGTGCTTGTTCTTCCGTTAATCCGTCCATAATCATCATTGCTGTTTTACGGCTTAGTGTTTGTGAACCATTTGTACGAATAGCCATGCGGTTAGCAATTTCAGTATCATCAGTAGGAAGCCCCGACTTGAGTGTAATTTTAGGTTCTGTTAATTCGTAATCTACAATAGCAGGGTTAGCATAAGCTTCTAACATTTGTGCTATCATGTAGACACGTTTTAATCCATCATCGAAAAAGTGACTCTTACGATTGATCTTAGAAAGTAAGCTATTCATTCTCCATTTGATAGATAAACCTGAGTTACCACTTGTCCCACCAGCAGAGTCTTTTAAGCCGATAGCAACAGCAGGGATTTCAGTAGTTGACATTAGGAACTCTAGTAACATATCAAGTTCTTTCATAGCTTGATCTAATTGTGGGTTACTATTCGTAACGTACTGAGGAATAATATCTTCCTTACCCATAACCTCGAAAACTTTATTCATAGCAACTTGGAAGTAAGTATTTCCTTCTCCATCTTCCTGTAAAAGCCCCGTAGGTACAGCGATTGCAGGGTCAGCGTGCTTATCTAGTATGTTACTAATCTGTGAAATTCTGTTATTGATTTCATCAAATAAAGATAAGTGTTCGCTAATATCATCTTGACCAGCCCAATCAATACCGTCATTGTAGTTAGCGATATGAACTACTAAAGGTACTGGAACGCCTGTTGATTCTTCTTCGTAACCACTTGCTTTTTCATCACCGATTTTAAACTGGTGAATTGAACCGTCTCTATTCGTCATAAATACAAAGATTTCAAATTGACGATAAACGATCTTTCCTGCATAGTGA